CTTGGGCAGTTAGGGAGAGAGGTCCCTGGCAACAAGTTGATAATTGAACGTGAAGCTATCCGCCTCATGCGAAAATACAAAGTGAGGGAAACCGATGCCGTGGCTCATCTACCATCCATTATTGGGTGCTATTTCACGGAAGATATCCACTACCGCGTGGAGACTTCTGTTGGACGGATGAGCCGATTCCAACGTTGGCTTATGAGCGAGCAGTCAGCTCGAGAGCCAACGTTTGGGCCCCTGGCGTAGGGGCGCCCAGTTCGGTTGGTCGGACACAACACCACAATGGTAGGGAGGGACCTAAGTGGATGTCGTGGGGTACTCCGATTATATCCGAATGGGCAGGCGGCGAAGACGCGTACGTTTGTTGTCGTACGCGATCTTGGACCAACACACAACCTTGGTGTGTTTAACAACAATATTCACACGGTGGGGCGGGCTTTCGAGGAAAGATACTTTTTGTGTAAAACACAAACTGGATTTAAGCCCGCTCTCCGTGTGAGGCCCCGTACTTATGAAAGGAACCAATCGTTGAAAACTTTCAGAGACCGACTCATCGAGTCATGCTCCAATGCCCCAGTAGTGCCCCTCCGATCCGTCGTTGAGGCGTACACTGGCACAAAGAGGCGCATGTACGAAGAAGCATTCGTGTCGCTGCAAAAAGATCCGATAAGTGAGTTCGACGCATGGCTGACGTCATTCATCAAGTACGAAAAGCAAGATCTTGGTAAGGCCCCAAGAGCAATCAATCCCCGTAGTCGTCGCTACAACCTTACGTTGGGTAAGTATCTGAAGTTTCTCGAGAAGAAAGTTTACAAAGGTATCAACCTGGCGTTTGGCGCGCGGACGGCCCACACGGTCATAAAGGGTCTGAATGTACTAGAAGCAGGTCACGTGGTTCGCGAAAAGTGGCGTAGGTTTCGCAACCCCGTGGGAGTTGGCTTAGATGCCAGCAAATTCGACATGCACACGTCGATACCTGCACTGCGGTATGAACATTCAGTGTACAAAGGAGTTTTCCCCAGGTCCGCAGAACTGAGGAAGCTATTGAGATGGCAGGAACGCAACAAAGGAGTAGCGTACTGCGAAGATGGGAGAGTGAAATTCAGCATGGAAGGCACGCGTTCGTCAGGGGACTTAAACACATCCCTGGGGAACTGCATAATAATGTGCGGGCTGATATACGCTTATGCCCAAGAGCGTGGGGTGGACGTGGAGTTGATGAACAATGGTGACGATTGCGTAGTGATTATGGAGGCTGAAGACCTCCAGAAATTCATGCGCAACTTGGAACCGTGGTTTGAACGACACGGATACCGCATGACCATCGAGAAACCTGTGTACGAGTTGGAGCGGATGGAGTTCTGCCAATCACGCATCGTCCTTTTAAACGATGAACCAGTGATGGTGCGGAACCTCACCAACTCTTTGACCAAAGATCCCATGTGTTTAGTGCCACTGCAGACCGAAAAGGTTTTGCAAATGTGGTACAAGGCAGTGGGTGATTGTGGACTGTCCATCACGTGTGGCTTGCCTGTACTCCAAGAGTACTACAAGTTGTTTCAACGTAGTGGCCGTGACTACAGTGAGGGTTTCCTGCAACAGATGCAGAAGAACACCTCACAACTCCAGCGGATGAGAGGGATGGAGATGAAAGAGGCAGTAGTAACCGCGGAAACTCGATGTAGTTTCTACTACGCCTTTGGGATACTACCCGCCTACCAGATAGAGCTGGAAAAACTGTACGCTTCGATGAGTTTAATGTCATCCATAGAAACGTTGTTACATCGTGATTTGACCCTCGATAAGTATGATAACTGTCCACCATCCTTGGTACAGTACATATTTTAGGAGCCGGCCTTGAAATATTAATTACTAGTCATTCACGATATTTTCAAACAACTTTTGCGGTCCCTACTGGTCTGACGGAGAATTCCAACAGTCAGTAGCAGAACCAAAGCTACAACCAACAAGCGATTTCGACTCAACCTGTAGAGATCACGACGTGTCAATTGCACGCGCCGTAACTCAATCAGACGTCCGAAACGCAGACGCTCAGTTCTACACACAGAACATCGGTAAGGGAATAACACGAAGCACTGCAGCAGTACTCGTGAAGTATCTCAATCCAATCATGACGAACAAGAACAAGAATCTTAGAGGTGCACAACCGAAGGCGAAACCTGCCCGCACTGCGGGGGGGAATAGCGTCGTGCGTGCTGCACCTGTGGCAATTGCCACGCGACGAACCGGTACAAAACCAGTGGTCACGAATACATCTTCGGGTGTGATCGTGACGCACAGGTCATACTTGCAACCAGTCAACAACGCACTCAACTACGAAACCTCTCGAATCCAATGCAACCCGGGATTAACTGGCTCGTTTCCTTGGCTAGCGAAACTAGCACGTCGGTATGAACAATATCGATTTAAGAAACTACGCTACGAATTCCGAAGTGTTGCAGCATCATCCACGTCAGGGGTGGTGATGATGAGTTTTGATTTCGACTCTGCAGACAATGCACCGACTACCAAGTCGGAACAGGCGCAGACCATCCCTAATTCTGAAAC